TAGGCACATGGACTATGGAGTTGTCTTATCCGCCTTCTTCTGGAGACGATTTCGAAATAAGGAGAATATAACATTCTTCGATCCTAACGAAGTTCCTGACCTCTACGAAGCATTTTACAAAGACACAGAGCTGTTTGAACAGCTATATGTAAAGTATGAAAAGCGCAAGGATCTACGTAAGAAGACTATGAACGCAGAAGATGTGTTCAAAGGTGGCATACTGAAAGAGCGCACTGATACTGGACGCATCTATCTAGTGTTCATAGATAACGTTATGAACCAAGGACCATTTGATCCTGAGTATCACACTATCTATCAAAGTAACTTATGCTGTGAAATACTATTACCTACTAAACCTTTTAAACGTCTCGATGACGCTGACGGCCGCATCGCTCTATGTACGTTGGGCAGTATCAACTGGGGAGCATTCCGTAATCCAGAAGATATGCGCCGTGCTTGCCGCATTTTACAGCGCAGTCTATGTAACATACTTGATTACCAAGATTTCCTAAGCATACAAAGCAAACTAAGCAATGACGAGATCCAGCCACTAGGCATTGGTGTTACTAATCTTGCCTACTGGCATGCCAAGCGTGGTTTGAAGTATGGCGACAAAGATGCCCTACAAGATGTTAAGTCTTGGATGGAACATCAGGCCTACTACTTAACAGAAGCTACAGTTGAACTTGCCCGAGAGCGTGGACCTTGTCTGCATAGCGCACATACACGATACGGCAAGGGAGAGTTTCCATGGGAACATCGTGCCAAGGGCGTAAATCAACTAGCTGACTTCCGACCAGAACTAGACTGGGAATCACTAAGAGAGGAAATGAAGATCCATGGTGTTAGAAATGCGACTCTTATGGCTATCGCTCCTGTGGAAAGCAGTAGCGTGGTTATTAATTCTACCAATGGTATTGAGCTTCCGATGAGTCTTATCAGTGTGAAAGAATCTAAAGCAGGATCATTCACACAGGTAGTACCAGAATACGCTAAACTTAAAAACAAATACCAATTGATGTGGGAGCAGAAAGACTGTGTTGGATATCTTAAAACTGCGGCTGTTCTTGCTGCTTACGTGGATCAGAGCATCAGTACTAATACTTTCTATAACCCTGCTCACTACGCAGATCGTAAAGTACCTACAACGTTGATAGCCAAGAATTTGATGCAGGCACACCTATGGGGATTGAAGACTTTCTATTACAGTCTAATCAACAAAGCAGGTGCCAAGAAAGAATTTGAAGAACCACAGATCAACGGTTTCCATATCGAAACTAATGGTCATAACATATACGAATTAGACGAAGAAGATTGTGAGGCATGTAAACTATGAGCAAAGCTCAATATAACTTAAACACAAAGACAGACTATTTGAAACGTCAAATGTTTTTGGATCCACAGGGTCCTGTTACCATACAGCGTTTTGAAGAATTCCGTTACCCCAAGGTAGCCAAGTTCGAAGAAACAGCACGTGGTTTCTTTTGGGTTCCGGAAGAAATTTCATTGACTAAAGATGCTAGCGATTTCAAAGATGCTAGCGACACTGTCAAACATATCTTTACCAGCAACCTATTAAGACAGACAGCATTAGACAGTATCCAAGGTCGTGGACCAACGCAGATCTTTACGCCTGTGGTAAGTGTGCCGGAGATGGAAGCATTGTGTTTGCTTTGGGGATTCTTTGAAACTAATCTACATTCAAAGAGCTACAGCCACATCATCCGTAATATCTACAACGTGCCTAAAGATGTGTTCAACACTATTCACGACACTAATGAGATCATCGGCATGGCTGCTGCTGTTGGCAAGTACTATGATGAGCTACATGAAATCAACTGTAAAGCAGAAATGGGTGAAACTATTCCTGAAAAAGAATACATCCGTGCTATCTGGATGGCACTACATGCCAGCTATGCTCTAGAAGGTCTGCGTTTCATGGTGTCATTTGCCACCAGCTTGGCTATGGTAGAGAATAAGATTTTTATCGGTAATGGCAATATCATTAGCCTGATCCTACAGGATGAGATCCTACATAGAGATTGGACTGCTTATATCATCAATCAGGTAGTAAAGGATGATCCACGTTTCCTAGAAGCCAAAAACGAATGCGTTGACGAAGTGTACAAATTGTACATGGATGTGATCCAAGAAGAAAAAAATTGGGCAGACTATCTATTCCAAAAAGGACCAGTTATTGGACTAAATGCCAACATCCTAAAAGACTTCATGGATTATACAGCAGCCAACACGCTAAAAGAAATCGGCATCAAATACAATCAACCTGCTCCAAAGACTACGCCTATTCCTTGGTTCAACAAGCATAGCGACACGCACAAGAAACAGACAGCTCTACAGGAAAACGAATCGACCAATTATGTCATTGGTGTGATGAGTGATCAGATAAATTATGATGAGCTACCAGTTTTATAAGGAAAGAGATGAAAGCTATCGTTTGGAGCAAGGATCAATGTCCATTTTGTGATCAGGCCAAAAACCTGCTCAAGATGAAGAACATTGAATTTGAAGAAAGAAATATACAGAAAGAGTGGACCAAAGAGCAACTGCTAGAAGCTGTTCCTGGAGCACGTACAGTACCGCAGATTTTCCTAGACGGAGAATTGGTAGGCGGTTTCACAGAACTCAAGAAAAGGTTTACAAATGTTAATTGATAAAGGAATATCAGCTGGCGAAGTGATCACGCTCAAGCTGACCAGCGGAGAAGAATTGATCGCGAGACTGTCAGAAGAAACGCCCACAGCCTACAAGCTGACCAAGCCTATGGTTATTGGTATGGGACAGAAAGGACCAGGATTGATGCCCTATCTGTTTACAGTATCTCCTGACAAGGAAATCCCATTACTAAAAACTGCCGTGGCTATGATAGTACACAGCGATAAATCATTCGCAGATCAATATCTTCAGAGTACTACTAATCTAGTGATATAAGGAGATAAAATATGCCAGCCGTTCCACCAGTCTATGTACCACCAACAGTACCTCCTGCGTTTGATGCAACTAATATTCAAAGCGTACCACTCAGTGCTGGCACGGCCGCCGGGGTTGGCCTTCCAAATTATACTCTCCAGCTTAGTTCTATTGCTGGTTCTTTGTATTCTATCGCGGTCAATTTACAGCAATATCTACAACTAGAAGCAAGCGTAACTGCTGCGGGAACTGGATCGTCATATAATGTTCAAGCTGTTATAGCCAATTCTCTAGATGGTATCATGCAAAATCTAGATTCTATGAATCAGCTGAGTGCTACCAGCACAGGCGCACTGGCAGACATGCAAAAAGCATTCGCAGGCATCAACACTTCGTTGAATGACATGACTGCTAACATACAGCTGGCAGCATCTAATCAGATCGACAAAGCAGAATTTGACAAGGCAGCTACTAACGCAGCATTGAAGAGAAACAATCTTCCAGAAGTGGAAGTAGCCGAAAGTACAGTAAGCACGTCTATCAGCAAGTCTGCTGGTAGAGCAGTCACTATGGCAACAGCAGTACAGACTACCTCGCTGGTCAGCACAGCTATCCAGAAAGGTACTACATTTGCTGGACAACAGGTGGATCAATATGTAGTAACACCAGCTACTAACTTGTTTACAAAGATATTTGGTTCTACAGCCAAAGCAGCTAGCCCTGACGCATTGGCATCGAAAAGTACTACTGAAACCAAAAAAGGTGTAAACTCAACTAAATTGTTTGGACCATGAGCAAAGGTATAGCCAGAGTAGCCAATGACATAGCAGACACCAACATACAAAGTGGTGCTACGTCTATCATTTCCAACAACTTCGTGACTGCGCACGAAGGCAGCATCATGAGCTCCGGCAGTTCTATCGCTCAAGGATCTAGGACAGTGTTCGTGGAAAACAAACCTGTGGCTAGACAAAGCGATCTAACCAATAACGGAGAAGCACTGCGTACAGGCAGTGAAAATATAATAGTAGGTGGTTGATGAAAAAGATTCTATGGAACACATTGGGTTTTGCCAGTCTTGGCATGGCCTATATTGGATTTGTCACACCCGGCATACCGTTTAGTATCTTTCTAGTATTTTCAGCTTACTGTTTTGCCAAAGTCAATCCCAAGATGCATGCGTGGCTATACAATCACAAATGGTTTGGACCTTTCCTTACCAATTGGGGTGAGAAGCGTGTGTTTCCATTCTACGGCAAGATAGCCATGGTGTTGGTCATGGACAGCAGTTTGATCATCATGTGGTTCACTACTAAAAATCCTGTAGCAGTAGCAGCTACAGGCATCACTATGTTGTTGGTAGCTATTTGGGCATGGCGCTTTCCATCTACCGTGGAAGAATGGAAGAGACGCAAAGACGCAGGTGAGAAGATTGGATGGTTTAGATGAAATCCGATGTGTTAGGTCTGTTTGCGGTACCGCTTTATCGCTCTAGCATCGATCCTATAGATCCTATTACTCTTAACAGGCTGTTCAATTTCGAATATGAAAAAAGTTCATACGATCAAGACATAATCACACATAAAGAAACTGCCGAAAGGCATCTATTAGATCGTCCAGAATTCGCTGGCCTGAAGAAAAGCCTACAGGCCAAGATAGATGAATATGCTTATGAATATCTAGGCACAGATAAAAACCTGTCTTGGCAGATCACTACCAGTTGGGTCAATAAAGCAGAACCTGGCGGCTATCATGCTGCTCATGTACATAGCAACAGTCTCTTGAGTGGTGTGCTGTATCTCAAGACCAATCCAAAATCCGGTGCTATCTGTTTCTATAAAAATTCAGCTTATCATACATTATTCACCCAAACAATCAATGTAGATTTTGATAAAACTACAGATTGGAATATGGAAAGCGTAGGCTTGACACCCAAGGACTTTGATGTTTTAATATTTCCATCAACACTTAGTCATTCAGTGATGAGCAATGACTCGCAGGAAGATCGATACAGTTTGGCATTCAATGTATTTCCTGTAGGGACTGTCGCTGTTGGCAGCAACAGCGAACTAACCATAGGGAGAAAGATATGATAGTCAATATAGCTAACAAGATCGGACAGGCACACGGAAAGTTTTTTCTGTGGCTGAGCAAGAAAGCTGAAAGCCATCCTTTGTGGGCAGTGGCATTGACGCTGTGGGCATTGTATGAAATCTTTGAACACATAGCACTACCGACGATTGGTGTGTTATGGGCGACAGGTGACCTCACACTGCGCTAGAAGCTCAATGGATAGGCAGAGACTTCTAAACTCTCGATAGCAGGTTCGATTCCTGTCTGGCGCACCATTTAAGGAAACTGTATGAAAATTCAAACGGCAACTATTACTCATGTATATCCTACTGAAGTTTGGTTCGAAAAAGATTTCTTCGGAACTATACATATCAAGATACAACACATGGCTCCGGGTGAAAAACCATTTACTTTCATCCAGTTACATTACAATTATGCCTACACCAGCAACAGCCATCAACGAGACATGGCCAAGCAGATTGGAAAGTTGCTAGGGCAGGATGACATCCAGGAGCGTCCTTATGACATGCCCAATATAATGCCAGCTAACGATGATAGCGAAACTGACTGTTACTGTTTTAACTGTAACAAAGACAAAAAGACTTTCTCGGGCATTCCTTTTGTTGCCACTGTGATGATAGTATGTCCTACCTGCGGCAACAAACGCTGCCCACACGCAACTGATCACAATCTAGAATGTACAGGTTCTAACGAACCCGGACAACCAGGAAGTAGGTATTAAAATTCATAAGACAAAATCGCATAAATACACTACAGGAGGGACTGGCTATGAAACAGAAAAAACTGCTTCAGAAACTGTATCAGGCTTGTCTTTCACACGATGAAGAAGCGATTTCCAAACTCCGTAAAAAAGAGTTTGCCAAGATACT